TAATATATGTCTATGTGTCCATCTACTATTTCGTGAATAGTTCCGTTGTAGTTTATCTCCTCATATAAGTCATGGTAAGTTCCTACATTTGACATATCTATGTCTAAATTTTTGATTGCATTTAATATTTCGTTTTTCATTTTGTTTAGTTTTATTAGTTTAAATTATCTGTGATTATGTAATCTTCAAACTTCTCAAAATTGTTTTCAATAAGAGTTTGTAAGTATTCTTTAGTGTCTCCAGTTTGAACCCATGAGTCGCTTAAAAACTTTTCTTCATAAGTATCATAATGGCTTCCTGTTTTGGGGTTTACTAGTGTGTAAATTTCTTCGTTCATCTTGTTTAGTTTTATTTGATATAGTTTTAATATTAGAACAATATTAAGAATAAGTTTCCGAATAAAAAAACTTTTAGGTATTTATTTTTTTCAAGGCACAAAAAAAAGGAGCAACAAATTAATGCTCCTCCTCTTAAAACTAAACTAAACTACGAAAGCCCAAATATAAGTATTTTATTTTAATTACTGTTTTTAATCTTTATTTCTTTTGCTCTCTCTATTATATAATTGTCAACTTCTATATCTGCTTTGGTGTACATTCGCACCATCTCCTCAAAGCTATACATTATATCGTGCGGATCCGGGATAGGAAAGTAAGTACTATACTCTATTTCGTTATCCGATAGTTCTATGCGTGTCATTTGAAGTAATGTGTTAATCGTGCTATTTGTCCATTCTCTTTGTGATGTATAAAACCTTCTATCGCTTGCTTTGAGACATAACCGTTTCTATCGTGCCAACTATCCGCAGGAGATGGACTTCGTAAACTTTCTACAGTTACTCCTATGTAGTCCTTTGCATTCTTGTGGTGTACGTGGTGAGTATAAACATATCTGTAGTCTGTTTCACTCCAGAGAATAGGTCTTTCTGTAGCCATTAGTAACGGTAAGTCTTGATTCTTTGCTCCATCTCCATGAGTCGTACCTATTAAGTTCTTGTGATATTTAAAGTATTTCCTGTGTGCTATACTACAATCAAAAGTAATATTTTTACAATGTCGGAAATGTGTTTTAATTACATCGGCTAAAAAGAATCCAGTCATGTAATCGTGATTGCTAGGGTTAAAAGTAAAGTGTACATCTGCAATCTGAATAAGCTGCTCAATTACTTCTACGTATAACCTCTTAGCATTTAGAAAATTTTCGTACCACATTCCAGACTGGTCTTGGTGCGTTCCACTTGTTGTACTGCTTTTAGCATTGTCTGTATGCAGTATATCATTTCCTGCAATGAAATTAATCTTATCTATGTTAAACCCACTAGACTTGTCTAGTATTCCTTGTACTCCCTCTTTTACTTGTCTAACTGCTATCTGTTGGTTGTACTCCTTTCCTGTCTCCAGGACCGAACAAAGTTTTCCTACGTGAATGTCAGCAGGATCCAAAACTAACAAATGTCCATCCTTTGACTTGCTTCGTTTTATATTAGGGTACTTAGGCGAGTATTGTTCTAGCTCCTTAATTAAATCTTCTGCAAACTTATTTTTTTCTTCTGTCTTAAAGTTTGGGTTTTTAAAGAATAGGCTAGAGTTCTCTGTCTTGAGCCACCCATGCTTAACATCATCTGGATTAATACCTGCTGCTATACTCTCCTCCTTTATTCGTCTGTAGTTTTGGATTAAGTCGAACTCGTCATCTTTTAGCCTTAGTCTTTTAGTATTTCTGTGCTGCATAGTTTTTTAATTTGCGTAAATATACTAAATTTTAAGCTACATAATTTCTCCGCAAAACCACAAAGAACAAAGCAGCAATTAACACTATTAGAATAATGTTAAAACGGCTATCCTTTTCTATTACTTTAATCTTATCAACTGGGACTAATATCTCTTTTACAATAGTATCCCCTTTGCATTCGACCTCGTGGTATATTTCTTGTCTTAGAGTGTCGTAAAAGTACCTTAAAAAGACTTTCTCATTGTTTACTACAATAGTGCTATCGTGTCTTATTATCGTGCTTGTAGTGTCGTGAATATAGCTTTCTATAATTACAGTATCAATTACCTTTATAGTATCCTTAATTACTAGCCCATGTTTATAAGCATAGTTCTCTGCTCTCTTTACTTTTCTGTTAAGTCTATTTTGGGGCGAGCATGAAAATAAGAATATACATATTATCAATATTTTCATTTTTTGCTTAAGCCTATTAAGCTATCTTTAGACCTTAGCAGTAATAAACCTAATGCAGCTACTGCTCCAGCTTCTGTTTCTGTGTGGTGTTTGCTTATGTATAAACTTACAGCTATACTAAGAATAGTTAAACCTAACATTGTAGTTACTATTCCGTCTTTAAATAATCGTTTCATAATTTTTTGTTTTAGTTTATTTGAAAGTGTGCGCCATCTTTTTTCCAAAGGTCATAACCCCAATTAAGGATTATACCATAGTCAGAAGCTACTTTTATTAAATGTCTTGCAATAGGTTCTAGGTATTTCATATCCCATGAAGCTCCATCTACATAAGCATAGATATCAAATGCGTTGCCTGTCATGTGCAGGCTTTTAAGTGTCCATGTAATTCTGCTTTTGTCAGGTCTGCCCTCTAAGCCTGTAATGCCCTTTTCGATTAGTTGCTCTGTAGTTCTACCTCTAGCATATAGCTCCTCCTGTCTGCGATAGGTTCTAAAGCCTCCATCTCTAGGAATACCAAAGTCATAAGGAGAGGTTTTAATAGCTTCCTCTAGTATCTTTATTAGAATAGGATTAATGTCCTTTATTCTTTCCCTGCTTCTTTTGCTAAATCTATACATTATTTGTTTATTAGAATGTCTAACTTTCCGTTAATAGTAGAGATGCCTATTTTAACCTCGTTAATCTCAGCATTTATATTAGTAAACTCTTGCTTAGTTTTCTCCTCTGTCTTTTCAAAACGTGAGTGTATGCCTGAGAACTTCTTAAACATTATGCTCTCGTTTTTATCTATGTCTTTCTGCATCTGTCTTATTTTTTCCTCTTGACTTCTGTCTGACATTACCATTTTCCAATAGAACCCCAAAGCAGAACCAACTCCCACAACTATATAAATAACATCCTTTAATATAAAAGTAGCTTCCATCCCCTCCATTCTCTGCCTTGTTTTAAATCATTTCTATTGGTTGACTCCATTTGTCCGTAGACATTAATTCTAGGCATTCAGCATGGCTTAAAACTTGCAACGGAGTTACCTTGCCATCTGAAATAAAAGTAGGCTCGTATCCGTCTTGCCATTTTATTACAAATTGACTATTGTCTAGAGACTTTCTTACTGTAGATGCTGAACTTTGCGCTATTTGTGAAAAGTCTATTAAGCTAATATCTGTTAAATTAATTATTGCGTATGTTTTATTGTTGTGCATTTTTATATTTTTATGGTACGTCTGTTACTCTGTCTACTTCATCCATATTATAAGATAAAGCATTATTGCTGCTATTTGGCGCATCGCCTACTCTGTCTTCTATTGTCATTGCATTAGATGTTCCGTCATTGCTTCCTGCTGAATCGGGTACAGTCCAAAGTCCTCCGCTAAACGTAGCCTCTTCGCCCATTTTATAGTGTGCTACTGCTCCGCTTATTGTTGTAGGTTCTCCACCGTTGTAGATGTCATTTATTTGACTTGCAGAAAGTTCAGAATTAAAAACGCTAGGCTCGTCAATATTACCGCTAAAATTAAGGCTTGATGTAGAATCTTGAGAACCTATAGAAAAATCTGCACTTGTTTGCGCTGTGCCAGTTGCAAAATTGCCCGTCCTTGTTACGCTAGTCTGTAGTACTCCGTCCTCATATATGTTTAACCCCCCTGCTGAGCCTGCTCTTGAGCCATCATAAGTAACAACATAATGTACCCAAGTATTAAACGGATGTGTATTATTGTTATTTATTTGATGTTGTAAGGATGAGTTTTGTCTTATTCTAAAGTACACTTTATTATTGTAAATAAAAAACATATAGCCGCTATAGTTAGGAGCTCCCAATGACTTGTCTACTACAGCTACTGCATTTACATTTGACTCTCTTTTAAACCAAACGGAAATAC